CGCAAAAGTGCATGTTATTCTTGTTACGCAATGCCCGCTTGCAACGATCATCCCGACGGCGGTTAAAGTCAATTTTACGGCCATTTGCGGCCTGCACACCGCTACCCGGCAGCAAAGCCGGAATATCTTAGATATGCCCGGCTTGGAACAGCTCCCGAGATACGGCCAGTGCATCTATCAGACACCCGCCGGGATGTGGCGCTACGATGTGCCTTATACTGGAGACCGCGAAATAGCCGCGGTTACTACGTTTTACAAAAAGCAACGCTCTTTTCTGCAAAGAGTCTTTGCGAGATGAGATAACCCCGCCCACATCGGGCGGGGTTCTTTTTCTGCGGTATCGCAAAAGTTTATTCCGTGTCTCCGGTATCTTCTCTTGCTTCTTTTTTCTTCCCGTTTTTCTGCAATGACGCTCGCAGGAACGCAGTTATCAGGATGTTCGCCTGTTCTTCTGTTGCGCCCGCGTTTATCGTAGCTTTGTAAAACAGCAACGCCATTTCTGCAAGCGCTCCGACGGCGTCCATGAGTTCGCCCATCATATCCGAATCCCCTTTATAAATTTGTCGTAGTACGTCGTAGCTACCGCCATAGCAGCCCACATGTCGGCGGAAAAGCCGAAGAAAAAACCCGGCTGTTTCTTTGTGCCTTTCCCGAAGTTCGGCTGTCCGGGCGCGTAGCGGTCAGCCAGCGCCTGCCGGATGTTGCCATCCTTCGCTCTCGGAGAGCCGCACAGACAAAGCTTTTCTTCCCGCCGATAGATATACCCCATCCGGCGGAAGCCCCGCGTTAGCGCACGCTCCCAAAATCGGCCTATCCATACGCATGTATCGAAGACTTCTGCACCGACCGCCATACCCATTCCGGCGATCATCTCAATCGCAAAATCTGTTTCTGCGCTTTCTGCGATCTCGGAAATGATCTTCATAATTTCTGCGTTCTCTACCTTCCCGACACGAAGCACACGCCTGATTTCTGCCTCGTCGTATTCGGACAAGACATAGCCGCTTCTGACGTTGCCGGGGTCAATGGCTAATATTTTCATTTTCAGCCTCTTTCTGCATCGCGTCAACACGCCGCTTCAGCCTTTCTGCGCGTCGCAGATGGTTTTCTGCCCGTGATATTATCCGCGTGACTGTAGACCTGTTTACGCCGTATCTGCGGGCTATTTCGCCGGTTCTGACGCCGCTCATGTAGAGCAGATAGAATTCTTCCTGCCTGTCCGTCATAGCAATTCCCCCAGCCCGAACATATTTCCTTCGCCGCAGAGGAACAGTAGCTTTACAAGGTCAACGAAAACGCGCGGATTCAGTCCGGTTTTTATCTCGATCATGCGCAAATGGTAATCAACGTCGCCCGGACTCAAAAAAATCTCTTCTGCGGTCTTTCTGCTGCTCATATTGCACTTCGCAAATACCGGCAGTATCTTCTTCTGCGTCCATGTAATGGCTTCCATTCCTTTCTGCACCGTCAAACCTCCTTGCATTCGTCCTTTCGCACGTTTACCCTATGCCCGTTTACGGAGACAACGTATCCGGTCGGCGCTCTGTGACATTCGTATTTCTCCGCAATATAGGTTTTGCCGGGAATTGGCCTGAAATCAGCGTAAATCGGAAGAGCTTTGGTTATAATTACCTTAACGCCGTCCGTCCTTTTTGGTTTAGCCGCCGCACCGAGTTTTACGTGCTTTTTCTTCTGCGGGTCTCTGTATGCGTGATAACATTCCGGCGTACAAAATACACGTTTGTTTGTGTTTTTTGTCTTTCTCGTTATCAACTTCCCACAAGTCGGGCAATGCATTGTAATTTCAATCATTTTCCCGTCTCCTTTGCCTGTAAAAGAGCTTATTATACGCTTCATAGCGTTCGTCGATATGCGTTGAGCTGATAAGCCCGCCCGTTTTCTCCATCAGCACATCAAAGTAACTCTTGTCCTTTCCACAAGGATGCATTTCCGGACATCCCCCGCGATATACGCAGTTCGGACAAAGCACATCCGCAATTTCTGGCTCGATCTCATGCAGCGCCGCCTTCAAGTCCTCGGCATACTGCCGCGTCTCTGGGGAGGACTGGCGGCACAAGCGCTTGCGCATGGTGTCAATGAGTGACTGCACATTTGCTTCGCCTGTGAAGTCAACCGGCGCGTCCTGTGGTAGTTTGTCTCGCGGTATCCCAGTCCGGTCTGAACGCTGGCTTTTGATATACTTCTCAAATTTGTGACGGCTCCAATGCGTCGCAACCCAACTCTTGATGCCGTGCCATGTCCATTTTACGGAGATATCCCGGATCGGGCTGTGCTCCGCAATGAGAATTTTCCTTTTGAAATCCACGCTCGGCTCATGGTCAAGTGGCGGCTTGCCGACCGTTGACCGGCAGTCGGAAGCGACTTCTACCCAGTCACCCTTTATTTTCAGGATTTCGGTCTTTCTGCCCATTCTCCGACGCCTCCTGTTCCATTTCCACGGCAAATGCAATCCGACAAAGTGCGTGTGCAAGATGGTCGTTTGATTCGTCACCAGCGAGCCACGCAAAAAGATGCGTAAGCGCACGCCCTACGTGCTCTTTCGCCGGAATCAGTTTGTAATTATCCTCGGTGTAGTGGTGTAATACCGCTGATTCGTACCGGACTTTGGAGAGCTGCAACATAGCCCTCGGTGGAAGCCACTCACTTTTGAAAGGGCGGAAGGATTGTCTTCCGCCGTTCTGCTTCAACTCTTGCTTGTTCGTTATTTTCTCAAGGCTCATTTCATACGTCCTTTCTGTTCAAAACAGGCTTGTTTGTTCGGTATTCTCTGTTTCCTGACCTTCTGCAAAAATATTGCAGAGCATTTTTTCTTTGGCTTCCCTGTAAAAATTCCTGTCGATTTCAAAACCGAAAGCATTCCGGCCAAGCTCCGAGGCAGCGCGCAGCGTGGAACCGCTGCCGCAACACGGGTCTATAACGGTTTCACCCGGATCGGTAAATATTTCAATGAGCTTTTTCAGAACATTCACTGGCTTCTGCGTCGGATGAATCTTTGGCACATCCTTTCCGTCTCGCTCCCACTGGAACCAGTCAAATACCATGTGCCCTGTTCCCCGTATCGGTTTCCCGTTTTCTCCGATTTCCCGGCCATTGTTGAATTTTGGAAGCTTATCCCGATACAGAACAACTGCAAATTCAGTAGCACCAACTATCCGCATATTCGCTTTCAAAACCTGCGCGGAGTAATTCTTACAAAAGAAAATGGGGAACCATTTCTTGAATCCGTATCGCGCCCCGTATTCTACAACTGTCTGAATCTGATAAAATGCACAAAACACGATCATTGCAGGGGCTTTCCCTTTTTCTTTCGGTTCCGGCTTCAAGAGACGTGAACAGAAATGCATGTACTCAGCAATTTTGAAATAGCCATCCGAATTGAAAAAACTCTTTTTTGCGAACTTACTTTCCCCATTGGAATTATCGCCGCCGTTGTACCACATTGGATTACTACCGTATGCATCGGCCCCGATGTTGTACGGAATATCTGCAATTACAAGTTGGGCTTTCGGAATGTTGTACTTCTTGTAATTTTGGAAATTATCATGAAATATCTCACATCGCAGCTTCTTCATCTTGTAAGTTCAACCTCAACCGGGAATTCCGTATGGAAAATCAGCTTGTAATTTGGAACTCCGGTGTTCTTACCGGCCATGTAGATTTTCATTTTGCGTCCTCCTTCGGCACAGGCGGCAGCGGCATCCAATGCGTTACCACGCTTCCAATGCAATCCCGCATAGCCGTGCCGTCGTATCTGCTCCATGTATCCGCGCTTGTGAGGTACGCCTCGCCGACAAACACGCCGTCCGTAGCTAGTACGCGCATTCCCGGAGCTGGAAGTGTTCCATCAATGCTTATCCATTTGCCAAGCAGTGCGTCTCGCTCGGATTCCACCTCTCCCTGCTTCCTTTGTGCAAGAGAAATCACTATGTCTTGCCATTCAACTTCTTTGCGCAGACTTTTGATTTCATTTGATTGCCCCTCGGTTAGCGCCCGAAGAAACGCAATGGATTTCTCATATGCCTGTTTCTGCGAACGTTTTACTTTATCCGTCATATGTCCCTCCAATATTTAATTCTCGCGCGTAAAGCTCCCGCATTCTCGGCGGCATGTCCGCCATCGATTCAAATCTCAGCCCGCTCATTCGGTCGTGCCCCAACTGCAAAAATTATCTGGCTCGACAGCAACAGCGTTTTTAAAGGACGTGCGTGAAAAGCACCTGCCATCGATGTTGTAAATGCAGTCCTTGCACCGCACCACCGTCACAACGTCGGCGGCGGGCATATCCGAGATGGATTGCAAGTTTTTTGCGCTGCACCCGTCCTGCATTAGTTTCATAAGTGCCGCCTCGCGGCTGATGTAATCCGCCATCATTTATCCCTCCGAAATTTCCGCCCGCACATCGGGCAATACTTAATGGTCACAACGTCCTGCGTCGTAAAGCTGTCGCAACTGTCGAGGACACGAACGCGAAACATGCCTTGCGGATTTAACGCCATTTCAATTCCGCTGTATTCGCTGCTCACGTTAAACAACACAAACTGGTTGTTTTCCCCTTCGCAGTAAGCACATTTATGTTGACCCATCGTCCCGCACCTCCACGCCAGCCTCGTCCAGCAGGTCACAAAGATCGGTGTCCACGCTGCTACCAATAAACTCACCATTTTCGTCGTAGTGGTTGTACTCCGTGGTCGGCCGGGATTCTATCCCTGCAAACTCTTTTAAGAGTCTCAGATATTCGTCGTTATCGAAGAGCTGAGTCTGATAGAGCTGGCTCAACTGCGCTTTGGTTATGCACTTAGCCATCCTTCTTGCCCTCCATTTCCGCCAGCGCCTTTTCGGCCTCCTCGCGGGTTAAAAATACGGTTTTTCCTATGGAACTTTCCACGCATGGGCAGAACGGGTACGTTTCAATGTCCCACCGTCCCTGTATTGCGAAGTATTTCATGCTCCCGACTCGGTGCTCGAAGATTTCTCCGGCAAACACTCTGTATAATTTATCGCCCACCTTGCACGGCAGCACGGCCACGCGCCCGTCCTTGTCGGCCTCGGCAAGCTCGCGGAGGCGGTCAAACCCGCCGCACAACTCGGCAATGTCCTCGTAGGCTTTCAGCCGTCCGTACAGATCGCGGGCCATCTTGCGGAAAATATCCTTGCCAAAGCCGTTGCTCGTCGGGCCGTTGATCAGCACGTTGAGCGTGCTGTCCCGGCGCTGCTTCCAGTCGATTTCCTTTCCGCCGATCACGGCGTGCAGAAATCGGTCGGTGCCCGGGTCTACGTTGATATTAGGCCTTGTCAGTCGTTCCATAACTCTTCCTCCACATACCGCCAGCTCTGCGCTGGGCGGGTGATTGGCCCGGGCGCAAGGCCGAATTTTGTCTCCCGCAGGCCGGTAAACTCCCACAGATCGCGCGGGCGATCGTAAATTCTGAGGTCGGAAATGTGCCATCCGTAGCCGACGCCGCCGTCCAGATACTTCTCCAGTTCGTCTTTTGTCAGGCAGGCATCCGCAAGAAGCGTATCAAGTGGTGTGCAGTCCATGTTCCAATCGCAGATGCAATATTTCGGCGGCTCACAGATTGCTCCTACTCTGACGATCCTTTCAAAAATGTCGTCGCATACAAACTCGCCGATGACCTTTTGCCGCTTATCCCATAAGCCAGTGGTCGGCGCTTTTTCCGTCTTTATGAAAACCGGCTTGCCGTGATACGTCTCTCCATAATTCTCATCGCCGTCTTTCATAATGGTGATTAGCTTTTCCTCCGGTTTTGTGCAGTAGATGTAGCACTTAAACGGCGGGGTCATCTTCGGGCGCGTCTTGCGCACCTCGATAGTTTTCTGCCCGTTGATGATCTTCTCACACCATTCCGGGCGAATGCTGATCAAAACAGCTTTCCTCATGCCTTGCCTCCTTCCTCCGGCGCTTCCTGCAATCCGCGCCATTCCCAGTTGCTTCGTCCAAGGCTGCAACTCCCACACTTGCAATTTTGCTTTTTTGTGCAATCGCAGCACGTAAGCAGCAGCGACTCTTGGTGGTCACGTCGGTGGTCGCAGCAGTGTCTGCATGCGGAACATCCGGCAAATATCTTCAGATCTACAATTGCCGCGTCCCTCTCGGCTTCTGCCTCTACCTGCTTTCTCTGTGCGAGGGCAACCACCATGTCCTTCCACTCGATCTCCTTGCGCAGGTCTGCGTTCTCGGCGGTCAGGTGCTCGATTGCGTTAGCAGCCGCAAACTCGATGTATTCCCGCCGATCTTGGATTTCTCCGATCTTGCAGTTTTCGCACGCGTCGTCGTGTCCAAGCCCCTTCGCGCAGCACCGCAGCGCCTTCACGATTTCTTTATTCGTCACGTTTTTCCCTCCAATATTCGTTGAACTTTTTCCCCGTAATGATCGGCCTGCACCACTCGCGCTGGAAGCGCCGCCAATCCGGATCATATTTTCCATCTTCTCCGCGAAACAGCATTGCATACGGGACAAATCCTGCCTGCATTGTCTGGATCAGGCGTAATTCTGCCGCATCAAAAGAATCTCCATCGTATCCACACAGCACATAGCAGCACATTGTGTGGCTCGACGGTCTGAATCCTGCCGCGCGGAGTTTTCGCCCCATTTCGATCAGCGGTTCCAGATCGTCTTTCGTATCGTAGGCCGTGTAAATGCGGGCCGGTTTCACTTCGCGCAGCAAATCCGCCTGCCACTGCTGCAAAAGTGCTGGCTCCAAGCCTCCCGTAAATATCGCCGGATGTGCTTGCCGCTTAAGCATCTCGCAAACTGCCAGGAAGTGCCGTTCGGACGTGCCTAAAATGTTATCATCGAGGATGTTCCATCCATTCACAATCGGCAACTCTTTGATTTCTCCGTGTGCGCAGCGCGGCACAGAGCAGAACCAGCAATCCTTTGTGCAGCCGCGAGATGTAAAAATCATCCCCTCGCGCAGATACAGCCCAGGCGTAAAGTCTCCCATGCGATCATCAAACGCCGGGCCGCCCACCTCGACAGGCACGCCCAACACCTGCCACGCATAGTACAGTTCCTCCGCCGTCTCTATATCCCAAGTGAATGTCACGGATATGTTTACCTGTATCACATTTGCCTTGATGCAATCTGCGATGTTTTCGATGGTCGGAGGGCCGAAGAATGCGAGCGCATCCGTCGGAGAAGCGTTCGTTTTTCTTGGAAAGACGCGAGCAATCATCGTTTTCCTCCAATCAAAAGCTGATTCTGTCGATTGCACAAGCGCAAGCTCATATCAGAGGCCATTTTCAGCCGCTCAATCGCGGTTTGTTCTAAGTCCATCGGTTCAGCTCCTCCATCAATGCCTTAAAAATCGGGTATGCCTGGTGCGGCACTACGGCGTTTCCGAGGCATTTAAGTCTGTCCACCCTGGCGGGAATCCCATGAGCCACTCTACCCACGTCGGGTTCAGCTGCCCAGCAACGTCCGTCCGCAAGCTCCTGTGATTTTCCCCACCGTGCGTCCCCTGCGCATCCGCTGCACATGGCGTCGTAAACAGCTTCATTGCCACTCTCTGCGTCAGATTGCATTTGCCCGGATCTTTTTTCCTGCTCGGCGGCACAGATTGCAGCGTGTCTTTGTATTCGTTCGCACGCGGCGTCGGCCATAGCCCGCTTCTGATCAGTACCTGTGCCCCTAGATGCGTGCTCTTTTCTGGTGGTCTTCCGCTCGTCACCGCAGTCATGCCGCATTGTCCTCCCGTCGGTGTCGGCCACATCTGCGAGGCCGGTGAAGAATACCCTTGATCGTCTGTGCCAAGCTCCGACAGCCGCAGCCTCAAAATTAAACACGACGACGTGATAGCCAGCACGCTCCAGATCCTTGACCACCTGCCCGGCGGCAATCTTGATGATTCCATGAACGTTCTCACCGACAACGCAACGCGGGCGCAGCTCTCGGATAACTCGGAGCATCTCCGGCCAGAGGTAACGATCATCTTCTTTTCCCTTTTGCTTTCCAGCCACGGAGAAGGGCTGGCATGGGAATCCGCCGGAAATAACGTCAACTGTTCGTAGGCCTGTCCGCTCATAAAAACTCCTCTTTGTCAGCGTCCTGATATCCCGCCAGCGCGGCACATCAGGCCAGTGCTTTTCCAGCACCTTCGTCTGGTAATCTGCAAACTCGCATTGCCCGACGGTCGTAAATCCTGCCCACTCGGCAGCCAGATCAAGCCCGCCGATCCCGGAAAACAGGCTCAGATGCGTCAGCATCGTGCCTCATCCCTCCCCGTCGTCAGCGCGAATGATCTCCGTTGCCTCTTGCAAATATGGATTTTTCATGGTATACTCTCCTTGTATTTGATTTTCACAGAGAAGCCTGCGCTTCTCTGCCCTCGTCCGGCTTCAACCGGGCGAGGGCATTTTTTATCCGATCAGGAACTCCGGCTTATAGTGGAGCTTCAACGCCCTGGCGTTCTGGTGGTACTCGGGCGCGCTCCACTTATAGCCCCAGTATTTGGCCGCCGTAAAGATCGCGGCCAGCTCGTCTCCCGCGCGTACCGTAATGCTCTGATTGCGGTACGCGACGGCGTAATAATTTTTCCCTGTGTACCCGGTCTGCGCGATCACGCACTGCCTTCGCGGTGCCCGCTCTCCCGAGTAATCGGTGCTATTTTGCCGCATACAAATGCCCCTTCCTTGCTTTCCTCCCGGCGTGCGCGATCTCCCGCTGCGCCACGAAATTCAGCTCCTGCGCGTGCTTCTCTGCGAGCTGCTTTTGATAGATGTGCTCCCGGATGGACTGATACAGCATCCATGAGCAGCACATTGCGCTGCATCCCGGCGCACGTCCCGGACAGTCCCTCCCGCAGGGAGGCGGGATTGGCTTTGTTTTCGGTGCGTACCGCATCATTCGTCCTCGGCCTCCTCCCACAAATGCTGCATCCACGCTGCCATCGTCAGCAGGCGCTTGCGCGTCTCCAGCAGCGCCCCGACGATCTCACGATCGATATGCGGCTGACTGCTCAGTATCTCCGCGTCCTCCTGATCCTGCTCAGCGGCCCGCGTGACCGCGTCGATCAGGTCCTCCATCTGCTCCGGCGTCAGCTCCACCGGAATTTTTCCTTCATGCATCATTCGTGCCCTGTTCCGCTATCTTCATTGCCTCGCGGATCACACTCCCGCCATAGGCATCCTTGGTCAGCTCAAAGAATGCCTCGCGCGTCATATCTGCGCTCAGGTCGATTCCGTGATCCTTCGCAAATGCCTTTCGCCCGGCCTCGCAGCTCCCAGTCAGCCGGTGATGCCAGTCGTACAACGTCATCACCGGATAGGCTGTATTCGGCTTGATCGCATCCAGAAATGCGGTGATCCGCTCCTCCTGCGGCAGGTCCTCAAACGCCTTATCGCGTGCATCCGTCACAGCCTGACGCACCGTCTCCCCGTGCGCAGAGAATCCATCTACTTTTGCCACAAAGCATGGCGTCAGCGTCAGATCGCCTTGCAGGATAAAGCCCTTCGCAATGTTCCCGTGTACCGCCGTTATGATCGTCTGCACGCCATCGATCATATGTACATCTTCTCCGTCGTACTTTTTAATGCCGCAGCCGGAGCCGTCGCCGTAGCCGGAGCCGTCGCCGTAGCCGGAGCCGGAGCCGTAGCCGGAGCCGTCGCCAGAGCCGTCGCCGTCGCCGTAGCCAAAGCCGGAGCCGTAGCCGGAGCCGTCGCCAGAGCCGTCGCCGTCGCCGTAGCCGGAGCCGGAGCCGTCGCCGTCGCCGTAGCCTGAGCGCGCGGCCAGAAACTCTTTGATTTTTATCGTTTCCATACTCTTACTCCATTGATGCTCCGCACCGCCTCGTCGGTGCAAGGGATGATCTCAATAATCCCGAGTACCGTCATTGCCGGTATCGTTACCGTAAACTTGCAGTTTTCCGGTGCCTTCACCCCCTCCGTTGCGAGCTGGGACAAGCTCGCCGCTCCATCCCAATACCACAGCCTTCGGCAATCAACCAGATCTGCCTCGGCACCTCTGCGCTCCGCGATCTTTGCGAAGAATACGCCCGCCCGATCGCACCGGATGATGTAATACTGCTCACTTTTGTTTCCCATTATTGTTTCCTCCTTAAATTTCGTTTTCCGGCAGCTTCGCTCGAAGCGCCTTGTTCTCTGCCTCCAGCTGCTCAATCCTGTCGGCGGCATCCATACAAACATTGTCAGCGTCGCAGCAATGCATTTCTTCCGTCCCGTATACATCTACAAGCCCGTCGATCTTATGCTTCACCCAATACTGGCATTTCTCGCAGTTTTCCTGTTCCCAATCTGTCGCCACCAGGCACCGCAGCGCCCTGACAATATCCTCACAGCTCATACAGCACACTCCCCAGTACAGCGCTGATCGCCGCCGCTCCGCCGAAGGCCAGCGCCGCACCGGCCAGCTCCAAGGCCAGCAGCACCAGCGCCATGCCGGACAAAAACGCCCCTGCCAGCCAGCAGACGGAGAGCGCCGTCCGGCGTACCCGCTCTCTCTTTTCCCGCAGGCCGTCCCTCTCGGCTCTGCGTGCTTCCCATTCGCGCTCCCGCGCTCTCTGGTGATTGGTTTCCGTGATAAGTTCCACGTCGCTCATGCTATCCTCTCCTTTCATCCTCCGAGGAACCGGATAAACGGCTCTCTCGGGATTTTCACCCTGTGTTCGCTTGTGCAGCAAACCGGGAATCCCAGCATCTCCGGTTTTTCCCGTGCCATGATTCGCAGCCAGTGTGGCGCGCAGCCGAGAAACCTCGACGCGACCGCCGGTGTGATCGTCGGGCTGTCCATAGCCCGAAGCTCGTCAATGTTCGGCATATCCTAGCCTCCTACTTCAAGTGGCGCTTACCGCGCCGTGTATCGCCTCTAGCCTTCGCCGCAAATCTGGATTGCGCTTGTGTCCATGCCCTCGCAAGGCGGCGTTTCTCGCCTTCCTCGACGCGCTTTTCGTACTCGGCAGTTTTGATCTTCGCATACTCGGCATATGCTGCACAGGTTTTGCGGCATTCCGCGCTCCGACCAGCGCAATCTTGCTTGCAAGGACACCGTTCGTCAAATTGCCCGATTCTAACCATCCGGTAGCCCTCTTTCCATCATTTTTTGCATAGCACGGCGTTCAAAGGCCCCCATTTCACCGCCGTGCTCAACGTATGTTGAATTTTTCCTTACAGAAACTGAACCCTTCGCGTTGCCGCCTTTGTCCTGTTCTTTTGCAAGCCAACGGACGATAAACGAGTTTATCCCGCGTTTTGTCTTTCTCCTGTCCGGATTTGCGTCAAGCCAGCCTTTCATGCCCCGAAGCTGCTGTATCACGTCTACAGCAGGGTACAAGCCCGCCCATTCTTGGCATTGCTCCACGGAAACGGGATATTCCGTTCCGTCATTCAGGGGGAGAACGATTGCTGGCGGCGCGGATGCCGCTTGCGGCTCCGTGCTACCTTCCGCATCTCGAATAGCGAATATCGAATTCGATTCTCGATTCTCGAATACGGGAACATTTGAATTCATTTGCTTGCATGTGCTTGCATCCGCTTGCGAACTGCTTTCAGGTGCTGGATACTTGCTAACTTTCGCGCGCTGTGTCTGGTACTTGCCCCATGTTGGTAAACAAAGGAAGCGCTTACCCTCAAACACATACAGGGTAACCAATCCAGCGTTCGCCAATCCATGAAGAGCAGTTTCCACCGTTTTCAGCGTGAGATTTTCCTTTAGCGGGAATAGGCGGTTTTTCACGACCGCCGCTCTCCCATCGAAGCGCCCGAAATCATCGCAGTTGACAATCAGCCGATAAAACAGAACTTCTTCAAACCATGAAAGCTTGTCAACGCTTTCGCTCGTACAGACGCTTTCTCTAATGATTCTGTTCGGCATTTTTCATCCCTCAGAACGGGAGGTTCCCATCTTCTTCGTCGTTAGCAATCTCCGTGAAATCGCTCTTGGCTTCCTGCGAATCTCCGTCGCGCTTGGAGTCGCCAAAATAAACGTGATCCGCGAGAATTTCAGCGCTACGGCGTTTGTTTCCCTCCTTGTCCGTCCAGCCGCGAATCTGCAAGCGGCCAGTAACTACGGCCAGGCGGCCCTTCGTGAAGTATTTCTCGACGAATTCAGCGGTGCTCCGCCAGCAGACAACATCAATGAAATCTGACTCTTTCTCCCCGCCCTGCGGCGCGTAGTCGCGCTCACAGGCCAGCGTGAAGGAGGCGACCGCAACGCCGGTCTGCGTTCTCCGCAGTATCGGGTCAGTAGTTAACCTTCCCATGATTGTAATTGTGTTAAGCATTCCAAATTCCTTTCCTGTATACAAGGTTTGTTTCGTCCCATCCGGGATATTTGCTTCTCAGATAATTCGCCAGTACCTCTTTGAGCGCCGCGCGGTCTGCTGATTGGTCATATCTGGTGTGACATATGTCGCACAGCGTTATGATGTTCTCGGCGATTCCAAGCCCGCCGTGTGCGCGCGGTATGTAGTGGCACCACGGGCTTCCCGGTCTGCCACAAACGATGCAGTAGCCGCCGTCACGCTCCATAACGGCCTCTTTTACAGAGGCGGGGATACTAGTTGCCTTTGTCTGTTTGTGCAGCTCTCTCACCCCATTCAATGTTCATCCGAGTCAGCTCGTCAGGCGTCAAGGTCTCGATTCCGAGGCTTTTCGCATCCTGCACCGCCATATCGATAATGCGGCACATTTGCTTGCTGTTGTACGTCGAAGAGCCGTAATAAGCTCTGACAACAACGCCGTCACCGTCCTGCTGATAGTCAACTTCTTCGGTCGGCCAGCCTGTCCCGAGCATAGACCACGCCGTCCGGAACGTTGGCGCGTCCTCTCTTGTGAGGTGGAAGTCCTTAAATACGCCGACCGCCTTGATATAGTCGATGTATATATCTTCTTTCGTCCGTCCGAGTTTGTCCGCGATCTGATCGCAGAGCTGCCAGAAGTAGTTGTTTGAATCAAGGCTACGCTTCTTGCGGAACTCCTTGATCTCCGCAACGTACTTCTTTCCGGGAATCATCGTTGACAGAAACATTTGTGCTTTCGCGGGGACGTCCGCGCGGATGCGAAGCCATGTCCCGGCGGAGTCCAGCGACCAATCGGCGGCGGTAAATGTGATCTCAGTCATTGCCTATGCCCTGCACAAGCTTCATGTAGCAATCCCAGCAGAGGCAACGCCCATATTTCTTCGTCGTGTTCTCTGCGATGGCCCATGCCGAATAGCTTTTGCCATTGAAAACGGACGGCTCAACAGGCTTGCCGCAGTCCGCGCATTTGAATCCCGGCTGGCGCTCCTGTTTTTTCGGTTGCTGCGCCGCTGGTTTCGGCGCGGGATTCTGTGTCGTATTCCCGAACGTGTAAACCGTTCGGCCCTTTGACGTGATCGTCAGTGTCTTGATGTGTTCTGCTTCGTCGTATGTAATCTCCGAGACGTCGAAATGGTCAGAACACTGCCATTTCCCGGTTCGCTCGTTTTTGACGAGCCGAGAACAGTTCTCAGCGCCGATCCAGATAAACGGGGCAGAATAAAGTTCTCGGCCAATGCCGTGTTTGAAACCAGCACGTTTGAATGCGTCGGATGCACGGCCTTTCTCAGCCTCCGTGTTGCTTTCAACGCCCGCGTCCCACTTCCATACGAGGTGCCCGTTGCTGAGATAGTCAACGCCGATTCCACCGTATAGAACTCCATCGACAAGCTTGAAGTCGTTTTCCCAATTCTGCGTTCCTACGGTCTCGTCAAGGATATCCGCATCCGTTCGAGCCGTCTTGTAGAGCAGGATGGATGCTCCTTTTTCGTTGCACTGCGCAACTCTGCATTCGATTTCATCCGGTTTCAGTGTCCGAAACTGTTTCATTATTTCCCTCCAATTCCAAGCGGCAGTAATAACCTCTGCCAAATTCGTGAACGATGTATTCCCCAGTAAGCCTGCACTGTTTTCTCGAATAAGTCTCGAAAAACGGGCAGAATTGGCAGCAGATATGATCTTTTTCAAAGAAAACGCTCACTCTCGTCTCCACGGGAATATAAACATAATCATTCGAGAGTTTTCCGGCCATATCCAAGCGCCTCCAAAATGTACCGTGTCCCGAGTTGTTGTACTAGCAAGGCGACGATTTGATTGTCTGGATCGTAGTTCCCCGTACCGGGGTCTGCCATGATTCCCTCGTCGCCTTGCCAGTAATCCTCTCCGGGGTAAATCTCTACGCCGAAGATGTCATACGCGCATCTTGCCTGCTGCGGGTCTTTGGAATAATCAATCTCCATCGTCGGCCTCCAAACTGTATTCAGCATAATGCGTCGGTTCGCCAAAACGGTTTTCGCCGGTTACGATTCGGCTCCTGATAGGATATCCGGCACGGCGAAGGTCGCATATTCTAGCGCCCAGCCTGAGACAACCGTATTCCCGAATGGCATCCATCGGCGTAATCTTCCCGACTGTTTTCAGGTGTCGGAGCACCTTTTCAGCCTGCGTCATGGTCTGTGTTCTCGGCGTATTGCTTTCCTTTACACACGAGCCCCGGTTTGAACGCCTTAAAGCCTTTTGTGTTATCCATGTTTTCATTCCTTTCCAAGTGATTGCCCGGCAACTAAATCTTCAACCGAGCATCCATAAAGTTTCGCAAGTTTTTTGTGGTGCTTTCTTGCGATGCCTGCGTTACCGGTCTCCCACTTGTGTACTGCAACCTGACTGACATTACACCGCTTTGCAACGGCTTCCTGCGTCAACCCGGCGTTCAGGCGAAGTTCTTTCAAGTTTCTCGTGGCACTCCCCCCTAATACCTCATAAATATGAGTAGTTATTATTGACAGCGCCCGAAAGCGGTGATATTATGGGTTTGTTCAGGACACATAATCTCGCCGTTTTCGGAGCGGCTGCCTTTTCTGTACCTCTTGGGTACGGTTATATAATAACTCATAAATTCTAGTAATGCAACAATAAAATTAGAATTTTCTAGTTTTCGTAGAGTTGCACAATTCACGTGGTGATAGTATGGATATTATGCTGGAACGGATGCTTTCTCTCATCCCCAAAAAAGAGAATGGTAAATATGTCCACGGAGCGAAAAAGGAATTTTGTGAAGCCATAGGCGCGCCGACAAACATTGTTTCTGAGTGGGAGGCCGGGAAAACAAAGTCGTACAGGAATTACCTGTACGTCGTTTCAGCTAAATACAACGTTCCCGTTGAATGGCTCAATGGTGAAACCAATGATCCGTCTGCGGGCATAAAAAAAGAGGCCACCGAAACCGGCGACCTCTCCGAAGCAGAATTACAACTTATTGAATTGTTCAGGAAACTCCCAGCGGAGGCGCAGGAAGCTTTTCCGGCCCTTCTTGAAGCGACACTAAAAGCGCAAGGGCTACTTTAATCGCTGCTTCTTTGTCTTTTGCCGTATTTATAATCTCAAACGTTTTGCACATATTCTTGTCCATTCCATCCTCCTATTCTGAAACCAATGATTATAGCGATCCTGCGAAGGTGATTATATATGTCTGATTCGTATAGATACTCGCCACCGGCTGATTTGTCGCGCAACAGACAAGAAGAAAGCGACATAGCCTACCGAAATTTCAAAGTTCCATTTTTTAAGAAAGACTGCATTTCTTTGGCTTCGAGATTGGCTGATAGCATAAACCGCAATATCGCTGAGATGAACAAAACAACTGACTTCGGCCAATTTATCGTTCTGTACTATGAGGCGTTATCTTCGGCTAGACATCTCGCAAAGATAAGGAACGCAGTGCCATACAAGTCAGCATTGCCGTATTTCGACTTGCAGAAATACTTGGAAGAGTTCCAATGGCACCTTCGGAATTGCATGGAACAGAATAAAAACAGGATAGTCAGAGACGCACGTGGGCTTTATGTAAATTGGCCTGAGAAAACACGTTCCGACTGTGAGAAATTCAGAGACGATTTCGATCAATATAGGCATGTGTTCAATGAGGGGACTATCGCGTTTGGGCGTAGAATGATGTCCGAATTGCGGCGCGATTGCGGCGTTCCTATATTCGAAAACACTGTGCCTGAACAAACCGCATCCGGAAACGTTCCGCAGGACTTCGACAGAATGTCCGGAACTGATTTTGAATGTTTTTGCGCCGATGTTTTGCGCGGTAACGGATACCAAAATGTCGTTGTTACGAAAAGAAGCGGAGATCAAGGCGCAGATGTCATTGCAGAGCGCGATGGAGTCAAATATGCTTTCCAATGCAAGCGATACGACGGTGATGTTGGAAACGCAGCCGTCCAAGAGGTCTTCACCGGGAAGCAGATTTATAAGTGCCACGTTGGAATCGTGCTAACAAATCGAGGCTTCACACAAAGCGCCAAAGAAGCGGCAGCATCAACAGATATCCTTCTATGGGGTAGAAGTGTGCTACTACAGCTCATTGAAAGTGCTTCTTGAATAGTTGAAGTGCATGGTGATATATTAGAACTTATGTTCCAACAAGTCAACACGACAGAATGCACAAAATCTGGATATTAAAATTCTACAGCCATTTGCAGAATAAGTCCCATTTATTGGCTTGCATATGTGGTATACTGAAACGGGAACGTCTTTGGAAAGAAGTTGATATCATGTTTGATGGTTTTGCCCGTGCCAGCGTGCCGATGCTGGCACGGGCTTTGGTTTCTGCAAGCGATTGGGAGCCGCCTGTAGCTCAACCATACGCTTTCACAAATGGTTATGTACAGCCCTTCCCATGGTTTTCTCCGCCCCAATCATGTTTTTTGGAGTGATTTTCTTGGAAAAAATGTTGTGGCAGCTCTGCCGCGAAGCAAAGGAGGCTTCGCATCTCACAAATCAGATCATCGCCGACCGTGCCGGTCTCGCCCTGAATACGGTTTCTCAGTACCTGCGCGGCGAATCAAAAAGCGCCTCTGTCTACACCGTCGGCCCGATCTGCCATGCCCTCAGCATCGATATGAACGCGTACTTCGGTATCTCGCCGCCCGCTCCGGAATCCGTCTCCGAGCTGCTTCGCCTTGAAAACAAAAGCCTCCGCACCCAGCGCGATCAGCTTCGAAAATCCCTGAAAATGCACCGCATCACCACCCTTGCCCTGCTCGGCATCGTCGCGCTTTGCGCTTTTGCTCTGGTGGTGGATATACTAAGCCCCACACTCGGTTGGTTCCGTGCATAAAAAATAGCCGCCCCGGCGCACTGCCGGAGCGGTACTTTTAAGGAGGTAACCCATGCAGCGATGTGTAAAATGCAAAATGGAGATCCCCGATGGGTCTCTTTTTTGTTGCTGGTGCGGGAAAAAGCAAATCGTGCAGCGCAGCCGCACGCGAGGAAACGGGCAGGGAAACGCATACCAGCGCGGGAAAACGTGGACGGCCCGTTGGACTGAAAAAACATACATCGACGAAAACGGGAAACTTCAGCAAAAGATGAAAACGAAAGGCGGCTTTGCATCCAAGCGCGCGGCTCTGCAATACGCTGCAAACCCGCCCAAGGAGGCCAAGCGAAGCTGCACCCTCCGTGAATACTACAAGACATACCAAAAAGGGGATTACCTGTCTCTTTCCAACGACCGGCAGGGCGCTTCGGACAAGGCATTTCAGCGGTTGGCGGAAATCGCGGACTGCGAAATTGATAGTCTTACAATTATGCAGATACAAGATGTGATCGACCACAACGCCAGCACCTATTACACGCGGAAGGACATGAAAACCGTTGTGTCCCATTGCTACAATCTTGCAATTGCCGAAAAGCAAACCACGGTGAATCTTGCGAAATACATAAAGCTTCCCGTCCTCGAAGAAAAGTCCCCGGAGCCGTTTTCCGATGCTGATATTAAGAAACTATGGGCGGCTTACGAAAAGGATCATTTCGTTGGATTTGTTCTGGTAATGATTTATACTGGAATGATGCCCGGCGAGCTGCTCCGGCTCAAAAAGGACATGATCGACTTTAATAAAAACGAGATTGTCAAAGGCGGCATAAAAACGAAAAAGCGCAAGGAAACGCCAATGGTTTTCCCAGATTTTCTCGCTCCGCTGCTTCAATCCTTGTGCGCTGAAAGCGACTCACGCATTGGGAACGTATGCTGCATAAACAAAGACAACTTTTACAAACGATACTATGAGTGCTTAGAGTTGGCCGATGTGCAGAAACTCCCACCGTATTCCTGCCGTCATACGACCGCAACTGCCCTCGCCTCCAAAAACATTGACCCATTTACGATCAAGGAGATCATGCGGCATACAAAGATAACGACGACACAGCGATATGTCCATCCGGATATGAGCGGCATGATCGACGCCGTGAATCTGTTGCAAGAAGATACAAACAAGTAAATTCTGTATGCTACAAAATATGCTACAATTTGCAATTCCCGCAGTGTTTTCAATGGTTCTAAATCCCCTGCTAAGGGAGTAGTCGTCTAAAAAGCGAGCGAGAGTTCGAATCTCTCCTTCCGCGCCAAGGCACCGGTTTCAGCTGAAAACAGCTGAAACCGGTGTTTTTGTATTTCCATGCCGATTTTTCCGCAGAAAAGCATGTCCCGGCCACCGGATCACAAATTTTATCCTCTACCGCGCGGGCGCAGCCCTATCCGTACATTTTTTCATCACGCCTGCTATG